ACGTGAGATATATTGAGACAAAGAAGATTCAACGAAACTTCACAAAGAAGTATTTGTTTGCGAAGGTTTTATAATGTTTCGAATATCATTTATCATCCATTCCTCCAAATAGTATACGTACGTCTCCCTTCTTGCGCGTACATTATAATTATAAACGAGAAAAGTGTCGTTATTTTTTGAACGATAGAGGAAGTGCTCCAAGTCACCTCCGCTACTGGATCCGATAAAGGTAGGGAGGCCACCTGGTGTACTCTCTGCCAGGAAATTATTAATTGTATTGCTGGGTTTGTAGATGTAGGAGACCTTCGCGAAATTTGTACCGTATGTCATGGCCTTTGCATTTCCAGCGTCAATAATTGCCTGGATGTCTTCGGCAGCCACTGCCGAATCACCACCTCTATATTTTCTACTATGGTTTTTCTTTGATTTTCTTGAACGGTTGTTTCTTTTCGATTTCGATTTAACGAGATGTTTCTTTCTCATGTTTCGGGAGCGGGAGCGCGATCTAGTTATACGAGTTTTGGGATAAGTCATATATATATATATATATATAGTTCGAATTTGCTAAATAATTGTCTTCCAATCTATATATTTTTCGTAGAAGACACGGAGAATCAGCAAAGTTTTATCATGATTTGGAAAACTCAGGAGCTATTGAAGATTTAATTATGATTATATTACATTTAAAATTAGGTGATAAATATACTTTTGAAAATGGTGAAAAACTTTTGAAAATATGTCGTCGTCAGGTTGGAGAAAAATTGCTAAAAGGAAAATTTTTAAAGTCGCTGAAATCATTTGAGTAATCGACCAATTTTATATAGCATTGGAGATCAACCTGTTCGCTTCATTTATTGATAGGGTTATTTCATCTTTATACATTATGATACTCTATATAATAAAAAATGGTTATGTGTATTTATTATATTTTGTGCGAACTGAAATATTCAAAGGTGTATATAAATATATTTTTATGAATTTATTTGTTCATAATATGTTTTAGATAAAGTAATTCTTTTTTTACGGATCTTTGGCTTTTTATTTTTTGAAAAATCTTCAACACCTTTTATTAAAATATTACTATATTCATTTTCTAAAATTTTTTTAATAAACTCATAAACATAGTGTAAAGGCCTTTCATCACAATTACCTACTACTAAACAACTTCCTGTACGAAATATCATAAATGAAATCTCTCTATATTTTTTTGAATTAATTAGTTCACTCATCTTCATCGAACGATCTTCTTCGCGAATTAAACCATTTTGAATAATGTTTGATCCTTCATCATCCATATTTATATCATTTTTGTAATAGAACTTACATTTTACACCAGGATAACTACAAGGATCATATGCTGATTCTATATTATATTTTTCACTATTCAATATTTTATGTAATTTATCTCGATTTACGTAAAATCCACAATTGAAATTTGAATTAATCAATACTATTTCTGGATTTCCAAATTCTAATTTTTTATCTATATGAGGCTGCAAACAATTATATATCATCTTTTTTACTGATTCCAATAATTCATTATTCAATAAACCAGGAATCTCCAATTTTCCAGTATTAAATACTTTTACATGAATCTCTTTGAATTCTCCATCTTGGTAAAATCGTAATATCATAGCAAAACAATTATAAAATGCATTCTTTTTTTTACCACGACAAATCATAATATCCTTTTTTGATAATCCAACAGTCAATTTACGCTCATCTTTAAATTTTATTCGACGAGCTTCTGGATTATCTATTTCCTTTATAACATTCTCAATATGATATTTCTCTCCAGATAATCTTTCCTTATAATCTTCGTATTCTTCACGTGTCTTTGAAACTATCTTCATTTGCTTCTTTATTACACAATCATCTCGTGTATTATAATCTGATATAGGTATCTTCCAAAATATATTATATATATCCACAGGATTATTCAAAAATAATACAATCGTTTTTGTAGATATATATAACTCTTGACAAACTGGAATATTATTCGTGTCAGATAAATATGGTTCGTCTACATATAAATTTTCGGAATTATCAAAATCACCACGCAAATGCATCATCCATTCATCATCTAAATTATTTGTCATTTATATACCTTCGAGTAAAATACTTACATTTTATTTAAATACTTTTTTTAATCAATTTTTCAATTCAAGAAATATTAAATTGTAAAAATTGCAACTGTTGATTCATATTTGTTATATTATTATGTACGAGTTCTCCTATATTTTTTAATATATTTGAATCAAAAAAATCCCTTTTCTTATATATTATGTAGTTATAATAGTTTGTTAGTATATTACGTTTATCTATATTATATTTGTAACTTATAGTAGATAAATATTCTTGAACTATTTTATTTTTTACTTTTTGTACAAATAATAATTCATGAATTTTATCATAAACTGAATCATTGATTGTATTTATATCCCAGTCACTTATACCTTGATTTACTTGAATAAAATTTATCATACTTCTAATATCACAAACAAACATCTTTTGAATTGTATCAATAGTGCTTTTTGATAAATTTAAATTTTCATTATTAGAAACATTTAATAAAAAATCATCTATTTCATCCTTGGGTAATTGATTAAATCTAATAGACAATAACTCATTCTTTAAAGACTCATCTACTTTAGAAATATAATTACATATTAAACAAAATCTTACATTCTGAGTTGATGTTTGTAATAAATATTTTAGAGCTTGTTGAGCATTCTTTGTCATATAATCCACTTCATCCAATATTACGAATTTTATACCTTTTTCAAACATATTCTTTGAATGAACAAATTGAAATATTTGATTACGTATAATATCAATTCCACGTTCATCTGATGCATTTAAATGTATAACCATTCCATTACGACTTTCTTGAAATTTTTGTTGCCATTCTTTTATTATATTTATAATAGTTGTTGTTTTACCTGTTCCAGGTGGTCCATAAAATATCATATTTGGAAAATATTTCTTTTCAAGTATATTTTTAAATATTTTACGATTCAATTCTTCTAATACTATTTCATCAAACTTTTCAGGGCGATACTTTTCTACCCATGGAATATTCTCTTTATTTGAATACATCCTTATAATGTTTTATATATCTTCTGGAACAATATTTATATTTTTTCATCATTAATATATATAGTAATGAAAGACAAAACAGGTAATATACCATATAAATATTTACCTAAAACATTATCGAAAAGTGATAGAAAGAAACAACTAGCCAACTTAAGAAAAACACGGAAATTATATAAAAAACATTCGTCTACATACGTAAATAGACCTATATTAAAATCATACAAATCAAAACCTTCCAAACATGTACAAAAAGCTATGAAAATTTATGGAATATCCTCTATGAAACCTAACAAAGAACTTGCAAAAAAATCGGGATGTTCACAAAAAATATTAAGAAAAATTATTAACAAAGGATATGGAGCATATCATTCAAGTGGATCTAGACCTAATCAAAGTAAAGAATCATGGGGATATGCTCGATTAGCTAGTGCTATTACCGGTGGACCTGCTTCAAAAGTTGATGCTCATCTATTAGAAGAAGGATGTAATAAATCGAATAGTTTAGCATATAAATTATATCAAAAATCATTTTTATAATGTCTAAAAATTGATCTTATCTATTGTCAATACATAATATCAATATAATTTGTTTACTTTAATGGAATTAAATACGAAACCAAACTATCTTTATAACAAAGGAGGATATTTAGGTATAATTGTTGGACCTATGTTTTCAGGCAAAACTACAAGACTTATTCAATTATATAAAACCAGAACATATATACAAAAAAATGTTGTTGTATTAAATTACATAGGAGATAAACGCTATAGTTCAGATAAATTATCTACACACGATGGTATACAAATTCCATGTATATTTATAGAGGATATACACAATCTATGGTTTGATAAAAATAATGAATATTATACAAATATACATTTAGCTGATACTATTCTCATTAATGAAGCACAAATGTTTCCAAATTTAATGGAAATTGTTTTAGATATGGTTGATAATTCTAAAAAAGAAGTTTTCATATGTGGACTCGATGGAGATTATAAACGCCAAGAATTTGGTGACATTTTAAAATTATTGCCTTTTTGTGATAAAATTGAAAAATTATCATCTTTATGTGCTTTTTGTAAAGACGGTACACCTGCTATCTTTTCACATAGAACAACACAAGAAACACAACAAATTGTTGTTGGATCGTCTAATTATAAACCTTTGTGTAGAAATTGTTATTTGGTATACAATAATTTAAAAAAAAATGATTAAACTAACGACATCTTAGATTAAACAATATTTTAAAACAATATAAATGTTTTTTTGTTTTCACTTCATATAATTAATGAGTGAAATTAAAGCAAAACGTGGAAGAAGAAAAAAATGTGAAATTGAAAGAGATAATAAAATTATTGCTGGAAATATCATTAATGAAACTGAAAATATTCAAATTCAAATGAATGAATCTAAAACTGAAGAACCTCCTGTAAAAGTATTGAAAAAACGCGGACGTAAACCAAAAGGGGGAAAATTAATGGTATTACCTGAACAGTCTCTTGATAATGAGGTATTTACTAAAAATGTAATATTACATTTAAAATGTTCTCAAAAAGACTTGATTAATAGTTCAATACAAGAAAATAATAATATTCATGATCCTTTAGTGTATAATCCTAGTGTGCCACCTAATATTTCTACATACGATCAAACACAAACTAATAATAAATTCTTTACACCATATCAATCTCAAGATATTATTGAAAGTGATAAAATTAACATTAAACCGATTCAAGATGCATATGAATCTAATATATTATGTGTGAAATGTAGAAATTCTGAATGTAATAATGATTCAGAATCACAAGAAATTAACTCACAAGAATCTATCAATAATGTTTCTTTAAAAGATGTTCATAATAAATTAAAAAAATTAAAAATTCAATACTATAAGAATGTACCCAATAATAAAAATTCTTCATGCTTTTGGTGCACATATGAATTTGATAATCCACCTTGTTATATACCTAAATATGAAATTGATAATATAATACACGGATATGGATCTTTCTGTAGACCAGAATGTGCTGTTGGATTTTTAATGAAAGAAAATTTAGATGACTCCACTAAATTTGAAAGATATCATTTATTAAATAGAATATATGGAAAAATTTTTGGATTTCATAAAAATATTAAACCTGCACCAAACCCATATTATTTATTAGATAAATTCTATGGATCACTCACTATTCAAGAATATCGAAAATTGTTACAAACCGAATATTTATTATCTGTTGTTGACAAACCTATGACTCGATTTTTACCAGAAATACATGAAGATAATGATGAATTTATTATGAATATTTATGGTGAAAGTAAACATACTACCCAAAGTGGCGGTATGTATAAAGTTAAAAGAGCTAGTGAAAAACAAAGTGGACCTAGTAAAAATAGCATTATACAAAATAAATTTGGGGGTGGTAATGTATAAAATATAATTATATTATGTTTAAAGATTTAAAAACATAAACATAATATCACACAAAATATATTATGATTACTATTGATATTGTCGGTGGTCTTGGAAACCAACTATTTAAAATTTTTACTGCTATTGCTTATTCATTAGAATATAATAAACCTTTCTTTTTCGAATATAAAGAATTTATATTAAATAGACATACTTATTGGAACTCATTCTTGAGAAGATTGAAAATTTTTACCACCGCATTAAATCATAATAAAGAACACTATTTTAATGCTTTAAGAAAAAATAATGTTGTTATTCATAATGAAGATAAAACATATCAATATATTGAAATACCTAACTATCCAGATAAAACTGTTTTTCTTAAAGGATATTTTCAATCATATCGTTATTTTGAAAAATATAAGGAAAAAATATTTAATATTATTGGCATAGAAAAATATCAAAACGAAATCAAGAATCAATTTATACATTACTTTGATGATGATTGTGTTACCATTAGTATGCATTTCCGTTTAGGAGATTACAAAAATTTACCAAATTTTCATCCAATTATTCCTATTTCTTATTATGAAAAATCTATATTGGATATATCTCTTAAATTAGGCAAACAAACAAAATATAAAATTTTATATTTTTGTGAAAAAGAAGACAATACTACTGTTTCTGATTATATTAAAACGATCAAACAAAATATTTATATGGATAATATTGAATTTATTAAAGTTGATGACACCATAGATGATTGGATTCAAGTAATTATTATGAGCATATGTCAACACAATATTATTGCTAATAGTACATTTAGTTGGTGGGGAGCATATTTTGGAAATACACAAAATAGACTCATATATTATCCTGATATATGGTTTGGACCTGCACTACAACAACTACAAACTTCACAAATGTTTCCTACAACTTGGCAAAAAATTGATTGTATTTGAATATTTTTACAAATATGTATAAAGACTACGGTATATTTATTATCACTTAAATATGACAGAATATAATAATACTAAAATGGAATTAAATTATAAATGTTTGAAAAAATTACCTATTGTGAAAAATCTCAAACAAAAATATAAATCTGTTAAAAAAACTAATGAAAAACTTATTAAACTATTAATCAATTTATGTAACGAAAATAATTTATTGAAAAATAATTCTATACCAACAATTGATCTTACACAAGAAAGTGATGGAAATAATTCTGATATTCTTGAAGATAATGACAATATTTCTTATCATTTTATAGAAAACAAATCACTTACCAAAATTAAATTAGAAAGGCAAGGATATATTGATAGATGTAATCAACCAATAACACAAGAAAATAATTATTTTAATATTGATACTGATGAATCAGTAAAAAATGAAGATATAGTAGCTCATAATGTTAAATATTTGAATAAAAAAAAACAACAAGAGGAACAGGTAGAAGAGGAGGTCGAATACGAAGAAGTTGAGGAAGAAGAAGAGGAGGTCGAATACGAAGAAGTTGAGGAAGAGGAAGAAGTTGAGGAAGAAGTTGAGGAAGAAGTTGAGGAAGAAGAAGAGGAAGAAGAAGAGGAGGTCGAATACGAAGAAGTTGAGGAAGAAGTTGAAGAAGAGGAGGTCGAATACGAAGAAGTTGAGGAAGAGGAAGAAGTTGAAGAAGAAGAGGAGGTCGAATACGAAGAAGTTGAAGAAGATGAAGATGAAGATGAAGATGAAGGGGTATATGAAGTTATTATAAAAAATAAAACATATTATGTATCAAATGAAGTAGATAGTATTA